ACAAGATGTTTTAGAGGCAGGTGAAAAAAGGGATATTGACCAAAGAGCTAGAGATATACAAACAGGCGGTTTATCTGCCTTTGGCTCAAGAGCTAGACTTACTGCTGCTGATAGACAAGAAGCACTAGGTAGAGGATTAGCTGAAGCATTAGGCGGTATAAGACAAGCTGGGTTTACTGAAGCACAAAGAAGTGCATTAAGTACATTTGATAGACAAAGAACAGCAGAACAGCAAGCAGCTACTGGTATAGGTCAAGTAGGTACACAATTAGCTGATTTACGTGCAAGCGAAAGAGCTGGACTAACAGGGTTAGGTCAAACAGGTAGAGGTATAGAAGAAACTGGATTAGCAAGATTGTTCCAACAACAAGTAGATGCACAAGGTAGACCGTTACAAGCATTACAGGTTACTGGTCAGTTATTACCACAATTCCAGGCTGGTTCTACACAAATAGATTCTCAATATAGATTACCTGTAGATCCATCAGCGGCAGGATTAGGTGCTGCATTTGGTGCTTACACTTCACTTAAACCACCAGCAACACAAACGGGTTAAAGATGGCAGAACAACAACTAGATAATCAACCGTATATAACTGATGAAGCGGTAATAAAACAATTTATTGATGCAGGTATAGATCCTAGAGGTAAAACGTCTACTCAATTAGAAGATGAAATAAATACTTTAATAGCGAAAGAATCAGCATTAGTATTGTTTGATCCAAAAGATCCATTAGATTATTTATCAGCTGGATTAACTATATCAGGTGTAGGAGCTGGAGCGGGGCTTGGTCTTAAAGGTATAAGGGCAGCAAGAAAAGGGCAAAAGGCAAAACAAAATATAGACCGATTTCAAAAACTTAAGAATGCACTAAACCCTGTTTACAGAAGAGGGCCTACACTAGGCCCAACAGTAACTCCTTTAAGTGGAGGTGCTCCCTACACGCAATTAGTTACACCCAAAGTACCCTTTGGACTTAAAGTACCTCAAACATTAACTTACTCTGGTATTGGTGTTAAAACTATGGATGAAAGTGCTGAATCAACTCAAATAAAAGACCAAGCTGCACTTTTACAAGAAGATATTAACGCACTCAAAGTAGATGAAATAACCGAAGCTAATAAACAAATAGCAGAAGCTCAAGAAAGAGCCAGACTTGCCGCAGCTAGTATAGAAACTGGTACAGATACAACTACAGGTGATGATGGTCAAGATAGTGACGAAGATGGTGATAATGACCAAAAAACCTCAATGGTATCTGATTTATTTGGTACGCCTGAGTTCGATAACTTTTTGCGTAACGTTGGTTCTTCATTAGTAGAAACTGGTCAAATGGGTGCAGGCTTAGCAAGAGGTGCGGCAAAAGCAGCAGAAGAAAGAGCAGCTACTGACTTAGCAATAAAGCTAGAAACAATAAAATCTCAAGAAAAAGATAGTATAACAGCAAACAAGTTATCGGATCTAAGAGGAGAATATACAAGCTCTGCCGCAGAGTTTCAAAGAGGTGCTACTACAGAAAATCTTTTATTTGGAGTCGTTGATATTTTAAATAAATCAAATGTTACAGGCGTTTCAGGTGTGCTTGATCAAATTAAATTCAGGTTTGGTGCTGCTGTTGGATTATCTGGTAGTGAAACACCAGTTATAGCGGTTGCCAATATATTAGAAGAAGTTGCAAGATCAAAGCCTGGTGATGTATTAGGACAAACAGGAAGATTATCAGACCAAGATATTAGAATGGCAGAAGATCTTTTGGCGGCCATAAAAGGACTCAAAGGAGCATTTAAGACTAACGAAGAGGTAAAAGAAATATTAGAAAGAAGACTAGGCATTATTGGAACTGAACAAAGCACAAGACTTAATACTATAAATGATCTTAGGTATCAAATAATAAGAGCTGGAGATATTCCACCAGCAATAATTACAGATTTTTCTGGCTCTAGTGGTAACGTAACTCAAGAGACACAAGAAAAAACAAGAATACCTTTAAACCCCAAAGATGCAGCATTAGAACAAGCTGGGGCAAATTAAATGCCTTTATATGAAGTTGAAATAGCTCCAGGGGTTTATGAAGACGTAGAAGCCGCAAATCCTGATGATGCTAGAAAAATTGTAAAAGCACAAATAGTTAAAGGAGCATTAAGCCCTGTTTATGATGAAATGTTTTTTGATTATGATACTGGTGTAGATGATTTACAACTAAGAAGATTATTATCAAGAGCAGAAAGATTTGATGAAAAAGAATCTGTATTAAGAAACTTCGTAGGCGGTTCTGGGTTTATAAAAACTACTGATGGACAATTAGCTCTTACTCCAAAAGGTTTACGTGATAGAGGACAACCAGTTCAGACTAAAAGATTAGATGACGGTACCACAATAGAACTGAATACTATTATTGATTCAACTAGCCCCTTTGAAAGAGGTGATCTTGCAGATTTTATGGGTATTGCTGGTCCTGTACTTGGTAGTGTTTACGGCATACTTCCACAAAGCAAAATATTTAAAGGCGTTAGAGCGTTATCTAGAGGTAATCTTACAGCACAAAGAATACTAGGCTCTGGTGTTGGTGGAGCAACAGGTAAACTAACTGAAGAAGCTGCTGATACTATACAAGGATTCCAATTACAAGATGCACAAGATGTGGCTAAATTAGCAGGACAAGAATTTGTATTAGGTGCAGCAGGAGAAGGACTTGGAGCTGCTGCTGGTGGGTTATATAGAATGTATTTTGGAGCTAAGGCACCTACTTCATCTAAACGATTGGCGTTTCAAGCTGCCAAGGGAAGAGATGTAATAGATATTAAAAAACTAGATGAAAGTTTGGGAAAAGATGCAACTGACGCACAAATTACAAAAGCCGTTGCAGAGGGCAAAGTAAAAGTTTTAGATGATAATTACAGAGTTTCATTACAAGGACTTGATGTAAACCTTGCAGGTAAAACGCAACAGATAGCAGAAGCCGTATTAAAATCTTCTAGAGAAAAAAGCAACATTCCTTATTTAAAAGATTTATTTGACAATATGACAACTACCTTGCGTGGAAGAGGTGCTACTTTAAATGCATACGTTGATGACATAACCGCTGATTCAATTGGAGAAAGTATAAATTTAACAAAAAGAAATTTAGAAATGGATACCATCAAAGCAACAAAATTAACTAAAGAAGCTGTAGAAGATCTAGCCAATAGTTATATTGGTGTTGCACCATATATGGATGCTCCTGGATTTAGAGAATATGGTGAACAAGTATTAAAATTATTAGGTGATGCTAAAGGAGTGGTCAACAAAGAAGTTGGCAAAATGTATAACAAGGTAGATGATGCTTTTTTTAGTGTTGCTAAATATGATAGACAAGGACTGCCACAAAACGCTACAGCAAAAGCTATTGATAATTAAAGAACATCAAGACAAAGGACTAGATGCAATTAGGTATTTTAAGAAAAGATTTAACCTTACTGACAAAAGTTTAAAAACTTTAGAAGACCCAATAGGCGATATAAACGTAAAAAATGTTTTAGAAGCTGAGGCTGATTTTAGAAAACTTAATGAAACTTTGCCATCTTTTGAAACAGAATTTCCTGGTTTTCAAGAATTTGGTAAATTGACAAGAGTTTTGGAAACAAAAAGAAAATTAAATTTGTTTATAGCACAATCAAGTGACTCTAAAGAAAGAGAATTGTTTTACACCTTAAGCAGGCTATTAGATGACGCTGATCTACACAAATTCAAAGGTGAAGATTTTTTAAAAAATAATCCAGAAAATGCAGGTAGCATCTTTACGATACTAGGACTTAAAGGTAGAGAAATAATACAATTAGAAAACGCTAAAGGTAAAAACATTTTTGGTAGTATGCCATTTGATGATATTGCAAAAGTAAATGAAAGTATAAATTTATTACGAAAAGCAGACGATTTAAATGCAACACTTAATGAGCCGTTTAGTAATGCTGTAATCAAAAAAATTACCAACGCTGCAAGAGGTAGTGGTGCCTTTGACCCAGATGAAGTTTATGATAAATTAATATTTAATGGATCACTTAGACAATTAGATGATTTTTTTAAAGCAATTGATGATTACGATCAATATTTAGTAAAAAGTGGAGATATTGAATTAGCTACCAACTTAAACAGAGTTAAAACACAAACCGCACAAAGGTTGTTTGCAAATGCTTTTGACGAAAGTATTGACCCTGTTACAAACTCAATTGATTTTACGGTTTTTGCAAAAAATATTTTAAAGTTTGAATCAAGACACCCAGGCAAAATAGATTCGTTATTTAGAGGTACGGATGGTATTGGTAATGGTCAAATTATAATACAAACTATAGAACAGCTGCAAAAAATATCACCAAAACTTAAAGCAGATGATGTAGATGATTTGATAGCCGTATTTAGAGGACAAGATGGCATAAGCACTACTGCAAAAGGGACAGCTTTTATAAATGCATTAGAAGAACAAGCAAAAGCATCAGCACGTGAGGCAGACTTACTTGCTAACCGTAATTTATCAGACCTACCAAACAGACCTCCAAGCGAAATAGTAGAAACAGTTTTTAGGCCAAAAAATAGTGAAAACATAATCAAGCTTAGAAGAATAATGGGCGAAGAAAATTTTGCAAAAGTCAGAGAGGCTAGTTTAGGAAAGCTATTAGAAGATGCAATAGATTACAATTTAAAAACTGGAAATGTGACAGATATATTTAAAGTAAAAAATTTAAATACAGCCCTAGATAAATATAGTGACGAAACTTTAGAAGCTATGTTTGGAAAAGAATTTACAAAAGACATAAAACATTTTGCAGATACTATTGATGTACTAACAAAAGGTGAAATAGGAAGAGGTAATTTTCCTGGTGCTTTAGTTGCAGCTGGTATTGCAGCAGGTATTGTATTTGCACCTTTAGCTGCTATACCTACCATAGCTGGATTGCAAATAGCAAAATTAATGTTGGGTAGCCCTGGCTTCATAAAATATGCATCAAAAACTGATAAAGGGTCTATTACAAGAGCAATAGAAACTTTAAGGACAGCTGCGGCTCAATTTGGGTATAGATTTATAAATGGAGAACTTAGAGAAGTTCAAGAACAAACAGCAGAATTAATTGATGAAAATGTCCCTGATATAAATTTAGATAATATTGTTGGACAAGATCAACCGATTACTGCACCACAAGTAAATATAAGCCTTCCCCAAGTATCACCTGTGCGTGTAACAGATCCGTTACGTCAAAGCCAGCAAGACAGAATAGAGTTTGCTGAACAACTATTTAGAAGACCTATTATATAAGTCCTATCTCATCCCTATCAAAACCTAACGGCACATCTGATAAACAAGTTAGATGTTCTTTTGGTATGTGTATGTAAGGTTCGTTGTCCTCATCATAATTAGGTGTAGCATTTATATTCATACGTATATCGTAGTTGTAATCTGGCATCCATTCATGCATCCATATACCGTCTGTCATACCGTATACAATAATAAATGGGTGGCCAGTAGATTGTGCAAAAGAGGCTCCCTTACGTAGTTTGTTTGCAGATAGTATAAAAGTATCATACTTGTTACTAGCAAAACTACGGCATTTGATTTCACACCAATACCATTTATTGGCAGATTCTATCCAGTAATCAATACTGTAACTAACTGGTAGTTTGTGACAGCTTACTGTCCATAAGCCCTCTATAAATCCTGCTACCCTATCTTCTCTTTTCTTATCTTGTAATGTTTCAAAACTTGGTGTTTTTAACATATTAACCTCCTATTGATTAAAACTTGATATAACAGCTAACACTAAAAATGCCATTATAATTGAGCCTATATCCATATTTACTCCTCAAAGAATGTAGGATCAACGGCAACAAACCTTTTGGTTGGTCTACCTTTACCCCCTACTTTAATATCTATTTCCTGGATTTCTCCAGCGTTTTTAAGTCTTTCTATAATCTCTTTGACTTCGTGTGACTTCATACTTCTAAATAGTTCGTGACGGTCAACCTCTCTTTTGGATATACCCTCGCTCTCCCTAGATCTAATATAAGACAATACTTGCTTGATCTTAGCTTCAGTTGCAGAACTTGCTACCTTATCCCTACAAGCTTCTATAAAGAGCATGTCATAGTATCTAACGTAATCAATCGCCCATTTGGTAACATCTGGTGTAATCGTCTTTGATTGTGCATTTGATGCAAGGGCACATACTAGAGCTAAACGCATAGCTTTCTCCTTAGAACGGCTAAGAAGTGGCTCTAGGCCATCTTTTTCAAGTATGTCTTGTCTTTTGACTATCTCACTTGCAAACTCTTGTAGTAACTGCTCTGAGTCACTATCAAAGTTTAAAACCTCTTGATCTAAATTACATTCTGAATTATTGACCATAGGTTGTGATAAACCGCCTCTATCTCTTCTTATATAGTTGACCCAATTGACTAATGTTAATGGCGGTTTCTTTATCTTCTTAAGATTAGATACACGCCTAGGTTCTTTAGATTCTATAACCATAAACCTATTTAAAAAACCGTCAGCAATACGGCCAGAGTTAAGTGCTTTGTAAAAATTCTTAGGTACTGACAAGCCAACCATAGTTATTGCAGGCTTATGAGTTACACGGTTCATTATCTTTTCTTTAAGATCCTCAACCTGTATACCCATTAAAGAATAGTTATCTGGCCTTAAGATACCGTGGCACCTACCCCAGGCTTCCATAAGAGTTTGTATACCGTCCTCTTTATTAGTGTTACCTGCTTGGCTAATACTTTCTAATCTTTTACCAAACTCATCCATTATAGTTACGTGAGTAGGCCTCATCTTAAGTACAGAGTGAACAGCACCACTAGAGGTATATCCATCTCCAACTACCAATTTATCATGCTCAGAGGCATTTAAAACAGCTTCAACGAAGGTTTTTATGTTTTCCTTGCCCTGTCCTGACTTAGCTATACACATAAAATACAAACTAGAAAAGTTGTTCATGTTTGTCTTGTAAATCCTACCGCAAGTCACACTTGCTAATGATAAGGCGGCTACAAGAGATAGTTCTGGCTGAGATACTTGTGCAATCTCTTCACAATAATTAAACATGTCTTTGAGTAAACCTGGTGGATTAAATAAATCATCTGGCGGTCTTATGTCTTCTTTAGTTTGAACAAACAAAGGTGCTATCTGATTCTTTCTATCGTGTGTCTTCTTTACATTATCTACAACAGATTCTACTTCTTGTTGTGGTAATGGTGGTGAGTTCTCCCTATTCCAGTTGTGTAAAAATATTCTTACAAAGTCTAGGTTTACATTTTTAGATATTAAGTAACCAGCTATACGTGCTGCATTATCATTACGTGATCCTTCATTAACACCAGTCAAAGTAAAGGGTGCTGTCTTTTGTACGCTGTCTTGTTTTGGCACACCAGTTATTTTTTCAAACTCTTTCTCTGTAAAGTCTGGTAGATCTTTGTGATCAAAAATATCCCAACCAGGGAGAGGTATAGGCTTATACATTTGACCGTTCGCATGACGGTTGTAAGGAGCGATAATTAATCCGCCCACACCTCTCAAATCAATCAACCTTTCTACTGGTGTTTCATCAGTTCTTCTTGTAGCAAAGGTTGTGTAGTTTTCTGGGTTATTGTAATAGTAGTGCATACCCTTACCTGTTCTTACTTTATAAGGGCAAGTAGGAAGGTTCTCTTCAACCCAGTTCATAGCCTCTGGGGAGTCTGCATCAACTACCATAAACTTACCGCAAACTAATGCAACAACTAAGTTATCTCTATTTACAAACCAATCCTGTACGGTTTCACGACTAGGCCTTTCGTTCTTGTATTGCTCCCATCCCTTGAGAAATGGGGGCGGTTTTTTATTGGATCTTTGAAGCGGTACTACGTTATAGCCTTCATCATAAAAAGCCAGAGCAATATCTATCGCTGCCTCATCCTCAGACAGATTAAAATCAAACATGTTGAATTAATCTTCTGTTAGTAGTTCTGCTATTTCACCATAAATACTTTCAAAGTTTAGTCTACCTTCTGTTAATTTTATGATTCTTTTAGCTTGTCTGATTGATGGTTGTCTGTGGCCATATTTCCAAGCTTCAATAGTATGTTCTGATACATCCCATTCTTTTGCTGCTTTCTGTTTACCAAGAAACTCTATGTATTGTTTTAAATTGTATGGATTCACTTTTCTATCTTTATACTTTGGTTCGATACCCATCTCTTCTAATTTCCTTAATCTTTGTCTAGATATAGAATTTACTCTATGATAATAATTTGCAATCCAGACAAAATTTTCTATTGCACTTTCCATTAAACCTCCTTACAGCTTGAAAATATATTATTTTACATATTGTATATTTATAGTATATAATATGCAAGTTACATATATTTACTAAAGGAGGTTAATATGAATAACGATTTAACAAGCAGGATTGTGACACCTGAAAAGCTTGTCCAGAACCAAGGTGCAAAAGTCTTGGTATATGGTATGGCTGGAGCAGGTAAAACAAGTCTTGCAAAAACTGCACCAGGTAAGGTGTTAGTTATAAGTGCTGAAGCTGGTTTACTTTCTATTAAAGATGCAACTAATGTAGATGCGATAGAAGTTAAAGAAGCCTCTGAGTTAATGCAACTACATGAGATGCTTAACACAGGCCAGTTGAAATACGATACGGTTTGCCTTGATTCCATTTCTGAAATCAGCGAACTGTTACTTCAACAGGAAAAGGCACGACACAAAGATCCTCGTAAAGCTTATGGGGAAGTACAAGAGTCTGTAACAAATGTCATGCGAGCATTTCGTGATCTACAAATGCATGTCATGTTTATTTGCAAAGAAGAAAAGATAAATAGTGATGGTATCTTTATGCACGAACCAAAAATGGTTGGTACAAAGTTAGGCCAGTCTATTACCTATTTCTTTGATGAAGTCCTAGCCTTAAGGGTTATAGACGATACAGATGCTGAGGGTAACGCAGTCCAGGCCAGATGGTTACAAACCAGAGTTGGTCAAGGATTCGTTGCAAAGGATAGGAGTGGTAAGTTAGAAGCTTTTGAAGTTCCAGACCTTACTGCATTAATTAAAAAGCTAGGCTTTAGTGCTGTAGCTAAAAATACAGATAATGTTAAGGAGATTGCAAATGTCTGACTTTGATGACGTGATATACGTAGAAACGGATGATAAACCAGTTGGGCCAGGTGTGGCTCCATCTGGGGATCATGCGGCTAAAATAATTGCAGCTGAGAAATATAAATCAGCTAAGGGTAATTGGACACTTAAGATGACTTTTCAAGTCGCTGGTGGAGATTACAGAGATCATAATGAGTGGTATAACTTGTGGGATCCTAGAGAGGATATAAAACAAATATCTACTGATATATTTACTAGACTTAGTAAAGCGGTAGGTTTTGTAAAACAACCACCAAGTTCTGCACAAGATTATGTAGGAAAAGGTTTAACACTTACTTTGAAAGAAGTAGAAAACAACTGGACTGACAACGAGGGGAATGAAAGGACAGGAAGTAAGAACAAGGTGTTAAGATATTTACCTGCTGATTCTGGCGGTATGTCGCCACCCCCTGCGGCAGTACCCCCTGATCTGGGATAAAACTAAGGGGCGTTAAGCCCCTTTTTTTATGTCGTTAAACATATTATCTAACTTTCGCCTGGGTATTACTTTAGCTTCTTCACACTTGTAACAGCAGTTACCTTTTGCTACAGGCCAAGCATTATGCCCACGATTCCAGTATGCAATACCATCTACAGTTCTTTTAACTTCAATATCGCCTTTACAGATCACGCACTTATGTATATCTTCAAACGTGCCCATTACTTTGTTCCTGTTGTTGTTTTTCTGCAATTAAACAAAACCTTTCGTCTTGTTTTTCTTTTAACACAGATTCTATATATGTGATTAGTCTATCTAACTCTTCTAATTTTTCTTCTATAGTCATTTTCTATCCTGTAATAAAGCAAATATAAGTAGCAAGCAAAGAGCTACTACTCCAAAAAAACTCATATCAATTATATCCATTACATATTCTCCATTTTGTTACGAAGCCTTGTCAAATACCAGATAGCCTTATCTAAGTCCTGGATGTTTGCTTCTTTGTGATCTGCACGCCATACATATTTGATTGCTGCGGCCTTACAATACCCTTTAAACTCTTCAAAGGTTAAAGCTGATTCTATTGCATCAATACACTCAATAGATCCCTTCTTATAGTGTGGTGGGTGGTTTACGTTATCTGTCATTTTGTTCTCCATATTCTTGCTTTCCAGTTTTTATCATCATTACAAATTGTTCTAGCTGTAATTTTAAAATGATAACTTAAAAAATTTCTTATTTGATGATAGTGTTTTTTGTTATTTGTAATAATAGAATCTCCAACTTCCATTTCTTTTAAATAACCCCATTTGCCACACCCAAAGGAGTTTGGTATAGGTATATTTTTTTCAATAACAGGTTTATCTGTCATTTTGTTTCTCCTTCAATAAATATACCTTGCATGTGTTCATAACCCGTATCTTTACCAGTAAATTCATGTGTAGATTTTACTTTTGTGCTTCTATGGTTAAAACTAGATTTGCGATAGTCTTCTTTGCCAGATACTGCATAAACAATCGCATTTTTGTTCTCAATAGTTTGTAATTCTTGTATTAATTCACTTACCGTCATTTTTTTTCTCCATTAACTTTTTTAACTAAGGATTCAATCCAAGTTATTTCTTTTTCATTTTTTTGTATTTCTTCTTTGTCAGAAATTATCACACAAGGTATTCCAAGATTACCCACGATTGTTTTACCATGTTCTGAGTTTCTAGCTTCAACTGTTTTTCCATATCTATTCAAGCATCTTACTATTGCAGTTTTTTCATTTTTAGTCAGATTCATTTTGTTTCTCCAGGTTGGTACTCTTCTGCTTCTTTAATTTGTTCTTTAATTGTTTTTATTTTATTGTGCATCATATAAAAATTTGAATCTTGTGGCACAACTTTTAAAACAGTAAAATCATGCAAAACTTTTGGTAAAGTATCTAAGGCTCGTGCCAAACCTGACCTAGTAAAAAAATAATTTTGTATAAGGTATTCAATATCTTTACGCATCTTTATCATTTCAACCTCTTTAATCATTTTGTTTTTCCTTCTTTGTAGACTTTTCTTCCCAAACATTCTTAAGTTTGGTTATGTCTGGTTTTTCTTTTTTAAATACCTTATCCCAGGCTATATCCCACTTGTCAGGATCCTTGGGTCTTTGTTTGCTACCTTTCCCGCCGTGCCATTTGGTCACTTTATTCTTCTCTGTAAAAGTTACCAGTATCAAGCTCAACAACATTAGGACTGTTGTATATGGTTGCTTGTTTGCCACCACTCCAGACTACCTTGTTGTATTCTTCTAAGTAATCACTTAAGAAGTTCCAACCTACTTCCATGTCAGTATGGTTCATCTTAAATACTTTACTTGCATAAGGTGTTTTCTTTTCTTGTGCAACAAACACAAAGTCATGCACCTGAAACCCAGCACGCTCAAAGCCACGCTTATACCATGCGGCTTGTAGATCATAGGAGTACCGCCTAACTGAATTGGTAAATCCCCTAACAGAGCAATCAGCAGTGGTTTTGTAATCTACAAGCACTATGGCATTTTCCCCGTGTGGTTTATCAAACGGATTCAAAACTACGTCAGCTCTAGTCTTACATAGCAAATCTTGTTCATACCAGAATATTGACACCTCGTAGGGTGCATCAAAAGAGCTAGGATACTCTTTATCTGGATTTAGATAAGCTCTCGCTTCGGTTACTAAGCTGTTTTGCATGCTATATATGGTATCTTTGTCCTTTTCATTGATAACAGTAAGACCTTTATCAAGACTTTCTTTCTTAAGAGCTTTGTTAGTATTGGTATATGGAGATCCAGTGATAGTTACTACATCACTAAAAAATGCTCCTTCTCCTTCTACAATTAACGAATGTGCCGCAGATCCAAAGGTCATAGCTGGTGTTTGCT